TGTTCTGCTTCTAATAGTTCTTTAGAAGGAATCAACTCATAGTCGAGTCCTTCTGCTTTTCTGTCTAAATCAATCATTTGCTTCTTCCACGATTTCATCCATAGAAACTAAAGAATCAGCACCAATTGAATATTGCTTTTTAATAAACTCTTTGAAATCTGTATTTTCAAAAAGTGGAGTCCAGAACTCTGCTTTTAGAGTATCTTTCTCTCTGACTTTGGCATCCATAAGCTCGCCAGTGCTACGGTCAACATGACAGTACCAACCGTTAGAAGGCTTAGCAACATAGTTGCCAGCAAGACCAACGGCGAGCAAACCACTATACTGCTCAACGCCACCTTCCCAAGAAACTGAGATAGGAATTTTTGATTTTTCTTTAACATAACGACTTTTCTCCACGTTGATTACGAAGTGATAGCCTTTAATTTCTGTACCTACTTTATTTTGTTGACGTCCAAGAATCCAAATGTTATCAGCAGAGTAGTAGATACCAGTTCCACCACCTACAATATCACGTGGAAATAATCCAATTTCTTTGTAAGTGTGATTGACAGCTAGTAGTGAAATATTTTTCATAGCCAAATAAGGTGTTGTCATTCTAAACAAACCTTTTAGAGCTTTAGCACGTGACATATCTGCTACTGATTTTTCATTCAGTGCATCTTCCATTTCTTTCTTAGAAGCAAGGTTACCGATTGAATCAATAACTACAATTACTTTATCCTGTCTATCGATATTATCAAGTTGATGTACTAAATCAAATTTAAGCTCTTCGACATTTGTGATTGGTGTATGTAAAACACGACTAGTGTCAATACCAAATTGCGTAAAGTAACTCTGAGGACTACCGAACTCAGAATCATAAAAAAGCATAACAGCATCATCGTGTTTATTTAGATATGCTGCAGCCATAAGTAATGCAAATGAGGTTTTGAAATGTTTTGAAGGACCGGCAAGAACAGTAAGTCCTGGTGCCAAACCGCCTTCAGTAGAACCTGATAAAGCTACGTTTACCATCGGAACATTTGTTGGTGTCATTTCTTTTTCAGTAAAGAACTTTGATTCAGCCAAAATTTCTGTATGACCAAGTCTCGAGTTCTTTTTCAGCTTGTCCATAATTGACATGCAGTTCTCCTTTTCAATTTTATAAGATAATTATACCACAGATTGCAGCAATTGTACACCATTAATTTTTATAATTTTACAACTTTTAGGTCTACGCCATAAGCCCAGACAATGTTGTTTTGGTGTATTTCCATGTGGTCTACTTCATCTTTTGTAAGTTCACCACGATCTAGTTTTTGCTGAATGTCTTTTTCTAAATATCTATGCCATTCAAGAGGAACGATATTGATATTATGAATTAGTGCCAATGGCGTATTTCCTTGACCTGCTCTTTCCATATCTATGCAAACGTCTCTATGGAACATATTAAATGTTTCTGCCATAATAGGAAGTTTATGAGAAGGATCAATCCAATACTTATCATTGTATGGATGAGGTATTTCTACTTTAACAAAGCATCCATCTTTACCACACCTATATATTTCTTTCATACATTCAATAAATTGTTCGTAGTCAAGATGTTCTAAAATATGATAGGCATGAATTTCATCAAAGTAATCGTCAGGGAAATCCCATGGCTTTGAGATGTCCATAACCTTATCAGGGTTACATGTAGGAGTGATGTCTACGTTTATCATTCCTTCCATTTTTTGAGTACTGCAACCTAGATTAATTTTAATTGCAGCTGGTGTGTCATCTTGCCACATTTCACTTTTCCATTCTGCCAAATTACATAAACGCTTCTAATGTAGAAGGTTCTGGTTCTGACCAAAACTTTTGTTGCTTATTATCTTGAATAGCAAAATTAGACTTAATTGTTTTTAAGTTACCAGCAATAAAGTCTTTAACGTTTGCAGCCATATCAGATGCAGTAGTAACAGGAACATTCTGACAAATCATATTTAGATTCTTTACACCGCCTTGAAGTTGAAAGTCTTTAGGCATACCCATAATATCTAAACACTCTCTAACGTTAAGATACCTATCAACATCAGGGTGTGTAAGCATAATAGGCATATGACCTACAAAAGCTCCGATATAATTTTTTGGGATTTCAGTAGTCTTACGCATAATGTTACCGCCTGACTTTAACTTATCTCCCATACGAATACATTTTTGAGAATGCTTTTCGTATCCTTCTTTCACCATCCACTTAGCCATATCATAGTATGAACCACCTTCGTCTTCAAAGTGATGCAATACGTTCGTAGTTTTTTCAATGATCTTAAAAAAGTCTGTGTGATTAATGCCACCGTGCATCTCCTCTAAAACATATCTGTAATATGGGTTTTCTGAAGGTTTCTCTTTTTGTACAATAAGATCAGACATTGGATCTGCATCGTTTCTTGCAGAAGATCTAATCTGGTCTTCAATGAGTTTATGAGGGCGTTTATAATAATCAAAAACAGGTACGCTATTACCTTTCCAAAAGAAAAAGAATGCTCTATCACGAATTTGACTTAGTCCGTGTAAGATACTTTTAGTTTTGTATAAGCTGAATGTATATCCATGTTTTGCGGCGAGTTTTCTAAGCTGTCGTACGACAGGTTCACCCATTGCTGATGCGAGTCTTGGCGCATTTTCTCCCCATAAAACTTTTGGTGAGACTGTTTCAAGGATGTATTCGCTAGACTTAACCATCCAGTCATTATGTTCTGAGTTAGATGATGAAGAAACACTAAGGCTAGAAAGACCAGCACAAGGACATACAGAGTTGACAACATCCACTTTATGAGGAGCTTTTCCTCCTTCATCGAGTTTAATATAGGGAACTTCGTTTTCATAATAATTCACCAATTGGCTATCATTTGCTTCAAATCCTGAGTATGATAAAATGTATTCGGGTTTAGCGCCAAATACATTTTCCATAGCAAAAGTTTCTCCACCTATAAGTGGAACAATACTTGCATAACTAGTCATAATTTACGTTTTGCTCTTTCTCTCTATCGTCCCTCTCATATCCAGAACGAAGTTGATTATTAGCTTCAATTACTTTTTCGAGAACAGTGAACTCTGGAGCAAAGAATGATAAAGCTTTTGTATCTTTAGGGAAACAAGCACCACCGTAACCGCGACGGCCATCAAACCCAGGTACAACAGTGTGACTGTGACCAATACGAGGATCAGTACCGATAGCAGCGATAATTCTATTAAAGTTTCCATGACCGTTAACAGCATCAAAGAACTGGTTGAACCACAAGACTTTCGTAGCGAGGAAACTGTTGATTCCATACTTGATAAGGCTCGCTTCAGCAATTGAAACGTGGAAGACAGGACATGGCCTGCATAAAGAATAACTGGCGTACATTTCTTCGATGTATCTGCAAGTCGCCGGATCACCACCGAACACGTGCATTTTAGGGTTGACGAAATCATCGTTTGCATTTTTTTCAGTAAGAAACTCAGGGTTGTAAACAATACGTGCTTCCGATAGCTTTGACAGCTCTATCATAATATCCGGAGTCACTGTGGATTTAACTACAATGAAACCTTTAGTGTTATCTATAAGTTCTTTAACTACCTTTTTAACAATAGATGCATCAATCTTTCCATTGTCTGACATTGGAGTAGGTACTGCAACAAACGTAACATCAGGATCAAAGTCGCGTAGCTCTTTAATTGTAGTATCGTAATTAGGGTCTACAATAAACTTGTCGACATTGGATTGGCTAAAGCCATAGTCCACAGCTTTACCTACAAAGCCGTGGCCTACAATACCTACTAAAAGATTTCGATTAATTAACATTGTAATAGCCTTTGTACCATTCAATAAAGTTCTTTACACCTACTTCAATTGAAGTGGTTGGTTTATATCCAAGCTTTTGCAATTTAGTAGTATCTGACCAAGTTTCTGGAGTATCAGCTACATGCTTAGGTACTAAGTTACGAATTGCTTTACGATCAAGATTCTTTTCAATTTCATCTACAAACTGCACAAGCTCTACTTGTTCTCCATAACCAATACAGAAAATTTCATGATCTTTTTCTTGATTACCATCAAGAATGTTATCAGTTACAATTTTAATACCTTGCACAATGTCGTCAACGTAAGTAAAGTCACGTTTCATATCTCCAAAGTTATATAGATCAATAGGCTCACCTGCTACAATACCATCTGCAAACTTAAACAGCGCCATATCAGGTCGACCGTAAGGACCATAGACTGTAAAGAAACGAAGACCGGCAGATTTTGGAACATTACTATGTGCAAACTGACATTCGTTTACATACTTAGACCAACCATAAGGGTTATTTTGGTGTTCACCTTTATCGTGTTCGTTCCATGGAAGTGGCTGACCGTGCATTACACATGACGATGATGCGTAAATAACTGGACATTGTGCTCGTTCAGCACCTTGAGCAATCTTCATAGTACCAGTGATATTAGTATCGATATATGGTTCTGTCATTTCCATAGAGTGCCGTGGATTAGCAAAAGCTGCTAAGTGGATTACAGCATCCATGCCATTTAATTGACCAGCCCAATTAATACTATTAATATCAAGACTCAAAATATTTTCAGGTGGAATTCCAGCATCGTTCAATAGTTTTTCTCTATCGTATTTTAGCTGTGGATCGTAGTATGGATTAAAGTTATCACAACCAAAAACTTCATAACCTTCGCTATGCAGTTTCATTGCTGTGTGGTATCCGATCATTCCGGCTATGCCAGTGATAAATATTTTTTGTTTCATGCGAAAAATTCCTCTAGTCCTTGTGGTTGATTATCTGGTGTTTTGTTAATTTTGTCAAATATATCAGGGAACGATACATCTGGTCCATTATGCGATGCATAATATTCGTAAGCCATTTCACGCCATTCATTACGCATTACATTATCTTTTCTAAGCTTATTTATGACTTCAATAGTTTCTGACCAGTCTGTACCTACTTCACCAGCCCATATAGTACCAGTGTTTTTATCAGCAGTAAGTTTATTGCCAGTTTGCAAATGTGTACAATGATCGCCAAAAGCTTTTCTAAAGATTGGAACTACACCAACAGCTGCAATTTCTAAGTGAGTAAATTCAATAAAGTTTTGAATATATTCAGGTTGAAGAGTTGTCAATTGAAAACCAAAGCCACACTTTGACATACGTTCTAACATTTCAGCATGCTTGAATGCGCCAAAAACATAAGGCTTTCCACCGGCTATTGTTTCAACATCGAAGTTTTCAGCCATTTCGTGGAATTCAAATTTTTCGCGAATATCAACGAATTGAATTGATTTCTCCATTCCTTCTAATGTATATAAAGGATCAGGTAAACTTTTCTGCAAGTCGAACATAACATCGAAACCTTTCCAATATGCAGACCTGCCAATCCATTTCAAATGATTTGGATCTTGATCTTCAATAGGTTTCCAATATTGTTTACGAATGCTTTCTACATTAACGCCATTACAAAAGCTATATGAATTAGCCTTAGCACCAAGATTTCTACAGTAATCCATAAAAGGACTTTTAGTAGAATAAGATAGAATAACGTTTGCAGATTTAATAACATCGTCAAGCAAAGCATTACGCTTGATAGACATCATTTTATGATCGTGTTGAATCATAACTTTTTTAGTCGTGATTCCATCAATCATTTTACCGAAGTTTTCGATACAATCGTCAGGGTGTCCTTTCGATGGTAATGAACCAATAAGTACTAAATCAGCCTTATTGCAATCTTCGGTAATTATTTCAGTGCCGCAGATCGTATCTCCACGAGCAGGTTTATTACCCCACTTCCACTGTTTAATATTTTCATCTAAGTAGTGAGATGCAGCACGTGTCCACTTTTTATCGCTAGGAGCATAGACTGTATAATCCCACCCCTTTTTAAGTGCCCAATCTTTTAACTCGAGCGTGAATCGAGTTACACCGCAGCCTTCAATGCCGCGGCCTAGAATATGTACGACTTTCATATTTTTCACCTGTCTTTATTATAATAGTTATTATATCATATATATGAGGGTTTGTACACTAAAAAATTCACTATTCGAAATCTTTTTTTGGTTTAAGCTCAACAACATTATCTTCATATGG